TGTATTGGTGTGTTTAAGTGAATTCTTAAAGGTTCAAAAACATTTTCACACAAAAGTTTTGCGGACGCAATTTGCGACTCGTTCATTTCGTTATTAAGGTTTCGTAAAGTTGCTATTCCTGAAGCTTGAAACTCTTTTAATGTAACGTGTTTTGATAAATTCATTTTAACTTATTAATGTTGTCTTTAACTTCTTTTGCTCTTGCAAACAATAACTTTGCGCTTTGCCAAATGTCTATTCCTTTAACAACTTTGTAATTTTCGTTTATACTCATAACTTCTATTGAAGCAAGTACCAACGCTAACACTTTTGTAAGCATTAATGGAACTGAAAAGAATTGTAAAATTATTTGGTTAAGAATAAAATAGTCTATAAGGTAAAAAAGTATAACCGTCAACTCGTATAAAAGTAATTTAGAAACTATCGCCGAAAGTTTGCGTGATGTTATTTCTTGTTTTTGGTGTTTAGCTTTCCATATTCCTGTTGCCGTGTCCGACAATATCAACGCAAATAAAAGTCCAAGTATTCCGCTAATAGGTAAAAAAAACGAAAAGCAAATTGTTATAAGTTTCAATGCGGAATTTTTAATTGTGTAAAGTAATAAATAAAGTTGTAGTCTCATAATCCTAAATCTTCAAGTGCTTCTGTTAAACTGAAAGTTAAGTAAAAAAACAAAGTAACTCCTGCCAAATTAATGTAGGGTTCTGTGCCTTGACAAATCAAAGAGAACGAAGTTAAAAAACCCGCTATAAAATAAAGACTTGCTAAATAATTACTTTTCATTTATTCTCCTTTAAGAGCTTTCAACTCTTCATACATAGCCAAAAGCTGTGCTTCTTTTTGAGCAATTAATTCTTCTTGAGTAGGACCTTCTACTTCAGTGAAAATAACTCTTACAAGTCCGTTATCATCATAAATTTCATTTCTTATTTGTGCCATAATTTACGCTTTTGTTATTCTTATTAAATACGGTGCAATATTAAGAAATCCCGTTGGAACTCCAAAATTTGCAGGAGCTGAACCAAAAGTAACATCTTTGAATATAGTATTACTAACTAATCCAGCACTAACTCCACTTGGTGCTATTTTTAATGGTGTCGATGCACTTGAATTAATTGCCATCATTGTTGCTGTATTTTGTCCATGTAGACCTACCCAATAAGTTGTACCTGCTGTAAATGTTTGTGTAGTAAGTGCTGTTTTTATTCCTACACTAATTGCTGCATCTAAAGATGCAGACTCGTAAATTTTTGTGTCAGGCAATCCGTTTAAATTTGAATAAATTAATATTCGACAATTAGAACCCGTTGCAACGTTATTGACAGTAACATCTAAAGATGAACTAATTATAGTTTGATTTGGAATATAAGGAAATAATGAAATGCGGTCATTTACTAAATTAGTTTGATTAAAAGTACCAATTCCGCCCAATTGAAGGCAAGTAATATCACCACTTGCTAAAGTTATTAATGATTGAATACCTTGTAAACCACCACCACCACCACCACCTGAAGAGTTAATAGTCTGATTAGGGAAAGTCCCTGTAATGGTTATATTAGTTCCTGCTACTAAACTTGGAGTAGCTGTACCTGTACCGCCATTTGCTACTGCTACAATTCCTGTAACATTAGCTGCTGTTCCTGTAGTGTTTTGGTTAAGTGTTGGAATATCTGCGCCTACAATAGCTCTAAATGTAGGTACTCCTGAACTTCCGTTTGGTGCTGCTAAAATATTATTTGCAGTCTTGGAAGCATACGGATTTTGAGTATCTCCATAATTTGAAGCTAAACTAATAACAGGTGTTGTAGTTCCTGTAGCGACTACAGGTGTTGTTGCTGAAACTGAAGATACACCACCGGTTATTACTAAATCGCCACTACCTAAAATCGAATTACTATTTATCGTTTTTATGTTTGTGCCACTTACTAAAGTAGGTTGTACTGTTAAGTCACCGCTTCCTAATAATGTATTAGAATTAATGGTCTTTATGTTAGTACCACTTATTAAAGTGTCTTGCTTTGAAGACAAAATATTTGCACCTGTAACCGACTTTGTTACATAGCCACCTACACCGTTACTTTCACTAATTTCTATTAAATCAGTATTTGCTATTGCTGAACCTTTTGGGGTTAATTGACTAATTTTAATATCTGCCATTTTATATTTTTTTTTATTGTGTTACTCTGTTGTCGTTATTTTCTGTTATTCTTTGTTCGCTTATTTCTGTTACTCTATTTAGGCTTAAAAAATTATCTACTGTAATTGTATTAGACAATGCACTTGCAAAACCTAAAGCATTGGTTGCATCTACAATGCAATTAATGTTAGCATTAGAATCTTCTATTACTAAAGTATATGTAGATGATGTTGCACCAATTATAGATAAACCGTTTCTTGTCCATTCGTAAGCAAAAGTAGGTGATGGATTGCCCGTCCAAGTTCCTGTTGTTGAAGAAAGTAAACTTCCAAGTGTTGTTGTTCCACTAATAACAGGAGCAATAGTATTAGCAGGTGCTGAATATGTTTGTGCTGTTATAATATTTGAAGTTGCTGACGCGCTTCCTAAAGTATTTGTTGCAGTTACTACACAAGTTATATTTTGTGCTGAATCACCAACTACTAAAGTATAAGTTGAATTTGTAGCGCTTGTTATATTTGTTACACCCCTTCTCCATTGGTAAGCAAAAGTTGGTGTAGGTATTCCTATCCACGTTCCTGTAGTTGATGAAAGTACACTACCTAAAGCCGTAGCGCCACTTATTACAGGTGCAATAGTGTTAGCAGGAAAAATAGGTACTATTGGATTTACTACACCGTCAATTACTCCAATTCCTTGTGCGCTTAAACTTCCGTTACAACACTTTATAGAATAGCTTTTTCCGTCTTTACATAGGCAACCACGTTGACCGCCTTTTGGACTTGTTCTCGAAGGTAAAGAACCCCAACTACTTCCCATTTTTTATATTGTTTAGGTAAGTCTTTAACTTTACGATATTAACTTCCTTTGGTTTGTATGTTCTTAAATGTACCATCCAGTGTAATTATTGTTTGTGTCCGGAAACATATCACTATTTGAATTTGTGTTGTATTCAGGAAACAAACTTGTGTTATTACTTATGTAGTCAATAAAACGTTGTGTGTAGTGTTGTGCTATTTGTGTTTCTTTTTCAATTAAAAAGTCTATTTCGTTTTTTTCTACGCTTGTTGAATTTTCAGAATTGTGTTTGTAAACTCCTTTGTTTGAAATCGTGTAAGCTGCAAACGGCAAATAATACTTCATTGCTAAATGAATAAGCATTGGCTTCAAATAAGTCGTTGTAAGCGTTAAATAATTACCACTTAATGTATTTGCTATTATGTCCGCTTTTATCTTGTCTAATAGCTTCGTACCTGTGAAATTTTGCAAGTCTGTGTCTTGTGCAATTTTGATGTATTGTATAAAATTGTCCGTGTCAACTGAACCATTTAACGAAGTGAATTTAACTAAATCTTGTCGTGTGACTAAAAGTGCGTCTGCCATTAATTCTCTTTTTTATTTGTAGGTAAAAACCCTTTGTTAGGCATATCAATTGGACGTTGTGCAACTAAACTTGGATTTGTAATTACATAACCAAATTTAGCGGCTTTTGCTTGTGCTAATTTCTTTGTGTTTGCGGTTATGTTTAATCCTGTTCCTTCAAAGACTGCATAAACTTGTTTGTTCCAACGGTGATGACAATTTCCACCGCCTTTGTATAACCAAATTGAATAAGTGTCAGCACCTTTTGGTCCCCAACCTGCGTTAACAACTTGTGTACTCATATTTAAAATATCTTCTTTACGGTAAATCTTGTTTGCTTTTACCATTTGTGTACAAAATTCACGTGGATTGTCCGTTACTTCGCCTTCGTATTTATAACGAACAACAAACTTTACTCCGTCAATAGTTTTGTCTTGTTTACTTGTTATGTTTGGTCTTGCGTCTCCTGTACTAACCAAGTTTACAATTTTGTTTAATAAACTTTGTTTTGGTTCTTTACTCAACAACTCGTTTTCTTCTTCATCTGTGTCGTAGTCAACTTCTTTTTCGTCTATTAAAACCCAATTGTCTTGTGGTTCTTCGCCTAAATCAATTAATGGATTTGTGTGTGCGCTTAATTCTGTTCCTGTTTCTTCAGCTACCTGTTCTTCGTTCTGCGTGTTTTCCAAGTCCGTAAACTCAAGTGGTTGTAAAGTCTTAAAGAATAACTTTAAAGCAACTCCGTTGTAAGCTAATATGCTATCAAAAGCGTCTAATAATTCTTCTTGAAACGGTCGTATAACCATATTGTCAAACAAGATGCTTGAATTTTTAAGTTCTTCTGCGTTTGAACTAAAGCCGTTTGTTGAAGCAACCCCAAATAATAAAGGTGAAGTTATGTTGTGTCCTAACATAATCTTCCGTAAACATTCTTCGCTTAAATACGTGTAATGTTCTGGAGCATCGTTTAAAGGAATGTCTTCAACTGTAGTTTTACTTTCTGCGTTGTTGTTAAAAGCTACTATAACTTTTTGTCCGCGTGAACCTGTTAACTTGCTTAAAACTTTGTTTGAAATAATACTTTGTTGTTCATCCGTTGGTATTCCGTTATTGAAATTAACAACTTTTGTACCACTAAATCCGTTTTGAACTTCGTTAATTAAATAGTCTGCAACTTCTTCTTCTAATAGTGTATAAGGAACTGCACCTTGATAGTCAGGATAAGCGTAATATTTCATTCCAACCGAATAAGGTTTTGAATAAAGTATTTCTATTTTGTCTTTGCTATAACCAAAAGCGTTAAATCTAATTGGCGCAAACTTTTTAGTATCGTCCCAATTGTCCGAATAATAATAACCTGTTATGTTTCCGTCTTTGTCGCATTTTTCAGCTCGTAAAAGATTAACCGGTATATGATATGCTTTTAATATTTTGTCGTGCTTGTCATTATAATGTACTTGAATAGCAAATTGTCCAAACATTTTTCTATCAAGAACCATTTTCCGTACGTCTTCTTTATGAAATAAAGACATCATTTGTGCGTACTCGTTCGGCTTTTTATTAGCGTCTAATGCACTTAAACCTTTTCCGTATATTAATCTTGCTACGTTGTTTATAATAGCGTTATTCGTTGTTGAATTAGAATACCGTTCAATTAAGAATTGAAAGTATTGGTCTCCGTCTTCGGTTAAAAAGTCAACCCAATTTTCTCGGTTAGTTTCCGAAATAACAGGTGACGTATAAGCCGACAAATTTAAAACGTGTAAATTATTCATATACTATAAAATCATTTGTTGTTGCATTACTTACATATTGATTGTTGTTAACCGAAAATGTAACTAAACTTTGTGCCGTGCAAAATACTCGGTCTTTATATATAATGGTTGTGCCTACTCTTAAAACTAAATTATAAAAATGTCCTTCTACTAAACCAAAGGTTGCTGTAATTGTATAAATGTAGTCTCCAACAGTTCTTGAAGTAATCGCTACAGGCGTTGTTACGTTTGTTTGTTCGTCTGTTAGTTCCATAACATTAAACGTATTGTCTCTTGGAATAAAACTAAATGTTTGTGGACTTACTGAAGGTGTTAATACTATCATATTAGTATAATTAAATATTCGTGTTTTTGTTCTTTTTTTAAGACAAAAAAAAAGCCGAACTATGAAGAACGGCTTTATAAATAATTTTTTAAGTATTAAGAAGTAACTACTGTTCCGCCTGTAAATACTTTTGTTGCACCTACTAAATCTGCATCTGCATAATTACCCGTTACAAGTAAATGGTTTGCAGGAATTGCTTCTTGCCCTACCAATGTCAAAGTATAACCGTTTAAGTCACCCATTGCAGTACCGTTTGCAATAAGTCCTGTTGTTACGTCCATTCCGTGTTCTAAACCTGCAATAAAGAAATTGTTAGCGTTTGTCTTAATTACTACGTGTGGACGACCCCAAGCAAGTAATTTCATTTGTTTTGTAGTTGTTGCATCTAAACCTTTTATTGTAAAAGTTAAAGTTTGTTCTGCAAAAGTAGTTCCGTTTTCACGTGAACTTGTTATTGTTTGCTCAAAACTATTTGCGCCTTTTAATTCGTATTTATACAAACTTAAAGTTCCTGCAATAGTTGTAATCCTATCGGAAGCATCTGTAGTTCCGTAAGTTATAGCGCCTAAAACTCCGTAAGGAATAAAATAAACAGCTTTGATACCGCCTACAAACTCTTTACAAACTTCTAAACGTCCGTGTGTTAAATCACAAGCCATCTCGTTTTTTGTTTTTAATTGTGAATAAAATAAAGCGGAATTTTTACGTCCCGCTTTTTATTTAATATTACGCTCCGTAAGTTACTGCGTCTGAAGCAAAACCAATTTCAACTCCTGCATTGTAACGTAAAACTACACGTACATTTGCACTTCCGTCAATGTCAGCCATATCAATAACTTTAACTACGTTTTGGTCGTTTAATAAACCACAACCAAAATACAAGTTGTCAACTGTTGTTGCAATCATATTGTCTGCTCCAAGTCCGTTAGCCATAAAAACGGGGATTCCGTCAAATGAAAGTGAACCGTTTGTAAACCATTGTGTACCTTGTGCGTTAACTCCGTTTGCTCCTAAACCTGAAGCTCCAAAACCACCCAATGCACGTACGTATAATTTTGCAATTTTTTGAGATACATAAATTCTTAATCCTTCGTTTCCGTAAAGTGACGCAGGAATTAAATCTACTAATCTACCCATTTCAGAAATAACGTTTGCACTTGTTAAAGCTGCACCTGTTAATGGTGTACCTACTGCTGGTGCTGAACCTGCGATTAACTTCGCTTTAAGTCCTAAATAAGAACCTGTTGTTGCTGTTCCGCTCCATATTGCAGTTTCTGTAGCAGCCGCTACTTTTTCAGCAACGTGTGCAATTAAGAAATCAGAAAACGTTTTAGGTAAAGTTTTGAAACCACTATAACCCATTTCGGCAGTTTGCCAAGTTTGAAATAAGTCTGATTTGCAAAGTTCAATATTTACTTGTAGTTCTTTTGTTGTTAATACGCTTTCAGTAAGTGTTACTGTTCCTGAAGGTGTAAAAGCACAAGAAGCATCTGTTACGATTGTTCCTGTTGCTACTTTTTGAATTACTTGTTTGTAAGCAACGTTTGGAAGTATTGTTACTCCACCTTGCTCTAATGTTGGTGCGCTTAATAAAGCTGCTGCGATGTACTTGCCTGCGAATTCGCCTGCGTAAGTGGTACCTGCTGTTACTGGATTTGGCATTTTTTAAATTTTAAATTGTTAATACTTATTTGTTAATTTTTTCTAAAATAGAGTCCATCATTGTTCGTGGTCTCTTTGAACCATATTGGAAGTGTTCAACTTCATTCGTGTTTTCAGGGTTAAACGCAATAGGTTTTACGTCTGCAAGTTCGGTTACTTCTGTTGTAACTTCGTCAACTTTAGACAACTTTTCTAATTGTGCTTTTAACTCTATATTTTCTTGTGTTAATTTTTCTATTTCTGCAAAGAACGTTTCTTTAACTACGCTTTCAATTGTCTTTTTTGCGCTTGGTGTTGCTTGTGCTTCAACTTCTTCTTCTACTGCTGGAGCTTCTTCTTCAACAACTTCTTCTTCAGTTGCAACTTCTTTTATTTCTAAAATAATTCCTTCAACTTCTACAACTAAAATACGTCCGTCTTCTAACTCATATTCTCCGATTGGAACAGGAATTTTTTGTTCGTCTTCAGTTACAATAAAAACTTCTTTGTCAGTTTCAAAAGCATCAGCTTCAAAAATTGTTATTCCGTCCATTAATTTCATTGTTTCCAATTTCACTTCCATTCCAAGTAAAGTTTTGATTTGATTAATTACGCTTGTTTTCATATTTCGTGTTTTGTTTATTTTAAATATTTTGTTGTTATATTTTGCACATCCTTTTTTACTGAAATTATCATTGCTTCCGCTTTCTCAATTTCATTTGGTTTTTGAGTAATTCCTAAATCTTTGGCTTGTGCATTAAATTTATTTAAATTTTTTTCTAAATTATCAACTATAAATTTTACTTTATCAATTTCTTGACCCATTTTAATTTTCGTGCTTTCAATTATTGCACGTTCCTTTACTACTGAATTTATACCATCCAATAAATTATTTTCTGATTTTTTAATGTCATCTAATAAAGATAACTCAACTTCGTGTTTTGCTAATTCTGTTTTGTCGGATAACTTGTTGTAAACGTTTTGTAGTGTGTTCATATATGTATAATTTAATTGTTTATTATTTGTTGTATTTTCAAACTTAACGTCCTTGTCGTGTATAAGTTTTAGTATAATTTTTACTTGACTTTAGTTTGCTATTTCGTGTTTTTGCGTGTACTCCTGCACGTTTAACTTTCGGTTTTTTAAGATGAACTTTAACGTTAGTTTGCTTCGCCATTTAAAATAATTTCTTTTATTTTATCTATTAAAATTTGCTCGTCATTTACTAAACTCATTTCGTATTTGTCTGCAAAATAACCTTCAATAGAAAATCCTTTTACTTCACCAAGTTTTACTTTGTTCCAAATTTCGTCGTTGTTTACTTTCATAGAAATAACCCAAGTACCTTTTGGAAAATTAAATCCGTAGTTCATACTTTTGTCGTTTTTTCCTTCTGTAATCCAACTTTCGACAACCGACATTCCGTCTAACTTTTGTTTATGTTCTAAAGTTGCGTTGTTCTGGTTGCTGTTCATAAAAAACAATTCACTTGCTTTTCTTACAGTTG